AATAAACTTATAAAACTTTACGATAGAGAAAGCGAAGTTGGAGAGGGGCAATTAGATCAATTTGATTTAACAAGTCCAGGAGCGTATAATATTGAAGATGCACTTAAAGCAGAAGACGACGTTATGGATCAAACTAGATCAATAATAAAACAAAGGGAAAAAGGAGAAGATATATTTAAAATACTTAAACAAGGTTCTCCAGAACAACAAGCTTTCGAGAGAAGAGCAGAAGTTGAAAATGCTAAAAGGTTTCAAATAGGTCTTGATCGAGACCCTTTTGCTAGAGGAGTTATAGAGAGAAGATCAAATATTTCACCAGCTTTAACTAAATCATATGCAGGTGGAGGACTAGCTAAGCTAGCAGGCGAAAGATTTGGTAAACCCCCAGAAGCAGGACCCACACCACAGGGCTTGGCTTCTATATTAAAACGTGATAGATAACACTAGGAGATTACATGGCAGACATAGATAAATCACTTCCGAATCAAATTCGTACGGAATTAGAAATTCCTGGTAAACAGGAAGAAGTAGAATTACAAGAAGAAGTAAAAGAAAAAGGTCCGATAGAAGTTACACCAGAAGAAGATGGTGGAGCTACAGTTAATTTTGAACCAGGTGCAATAAATATACCAGGAACAGAATCTCACTTTGATAACCTTGCAGATATTTTACCTGATGACGTTTTAGATCCATTAGGAAGCACATTAAAAAATAATTACACAGATTATAAAATGTCTAGAAAAGATTGGGAACAATCTTATGTAGAAGGATTAGATTTATTAGGTTTTAAATACAACAGTAGAACAGAACCTTTTCAAGGTGCAAGTGGTGCAACGCATCCTGTACTAGCTGAAGCTGTTACACAGTTTCAAGCAATGGCCTATAAAGAATTATTACCAAGTGATGGCCCTGTTAGAACTCAAATTTTAGGTGCCGTAAACCCACAAAAAGAACAACAAGCACAGCGTGTTAAAGATTTTATGAATTATCAAATTATGGATAAGATGCAAGAATATGAACCTGAGTTTGACCAAATGTTATTTCATTTACCTCTTGCTGGTTCTGCATTTAAAAAAATTTACTACGACGATTTACTAGGACGAGCTGTTTCAAAGTTTGTCCCTGCAGATGATTTAATTGTTCCGTATACGGCTACCTCATTAGACGATGCGGAATCAATTATTCATACAATAAAAATATCTGAAAACGATTTAAGGAAACAACAAGTAGCAGGTTTTTATTCTGATATAGAGTTAAGCTCACCAGCTATTATAGAAGATAAAGTTGCAGAGAAGGAAAGAGAATTAGAAGGAACTAAAAAAACAGGGAAAATTGATGATGTTTATAATTTATTAGAGTGCCATGTTAATTTAGATTTAGAAGGTTTTGAAGATATTGGACCAGACGGGGAACCAACTGGAATTAAATTACCTTACATTGTAACAATAGAAGAAGGTAGCACAAAAGTTCTTTCAATTAGAAGAAACTATGCAGCTGAAGATCCAAAGAAAAATAAAATTCAATACTTTGTTCATTTTAAATTCTTACCAGGATTAGGATTTTATGGTTTTGGATTAATACACATGATTGGTGGATTATCTAGAACAGCAACATCAGCACTAAGACAATTATTAGATGCGGGAACATTATCTAATTTACCTGCAGGATTTAAACAAAGAGGTGTAAGAGTTAGAGATGAAGCATCTCCAATTCAACCCGGTGAATTTAAAGATGTAGATGCACCAGGTGGATCATTAAGAGATGCTTTCTATCCTTTACCTTACAAAGAACCATCACAAACATTATTACAACTTATGGGTATTGTAGTTCAAGCAGGTCAAAGATTTGCTTCAATTTCTGAAATGCAAGTTGGAGAAGGAAATTCAAATGCAGCCGTAGGTACAACAGTTGCTCTTCTTGAAAGAGGATCTAAAGTGATGTCTGCAATTCATAAAAGATTATATACAGGTTTGAAAAAAGAATTTAGAATTCTTGCTAGAATTATTTCTAGTTATTTACCTCCTGTTTACCCTTATGATGTTGTAGGTGGACAAAGACAAATTAAACAAGCTGATTTTGATGACAGAGTGGATATTGTACCAGTTGCAGATCCAAACATATTTTCAATGTCACAAAGAATAACATTAGCTCAAACCGAATTACAATTAGCTACATCTAATCCACAAATTCATAATTTATATGCAGTGTATAGAGACATGTATACAGCTATAGGTGTTAAGAATGTAGATCAAATTTTACCACCTCCACCACCACCAATGCCTAAAGATCCAAGTTTAGAACACATTGATGCGTTAGGAGGAAAACCTTTTCAAGCTTTCCCAGCTCAAGATCATAGATCACACATTACGGCTCACTTAAATTTTATGTCAACTAACATGGTTAGAAATAATCCTGCTATTATGGCATCAGTTCAAAAAAATATTTTAGAACACATTAGTTTAATGGCTCAAGAACAAGTACAATTAGAGTTTAGAGAAGAAATTCAACAAATGACAATGATGCAACAGATGGCACAACAAAATCCACAAGTTGCTCAACAGATGCAACAGGTCTCTCAAAAGATAGAATCAAGAAAAGCAACTTTAATTGCTGAAATGACTGAAGAATTTATGCAAGAAGAAAAGAAAATTACCTCTCAATTTGATTCTGATCCTCTTTTAAAACTAAAAGCTAGAGAAGTTGACCTTAGAGCAATGGAAAACGAGCGTAAGAGAGAAGCAGATGAGTCAAAAGCGCAAATAGATAGAGCAAAACTAGTACAAGCTAGAGAAATTAATGACGAAAAGCTTGAACAAAACGAAGATTTAGCAAATTTAAGAGCAGATACATCTTTAACTAAACAACAGATGTCAAATAGCTTTAAAAACAGTCAAAAATAATATAATAATAAACAAAAAGGTAAAAAATTATGATGAACTATAAAAAATCTAAAAAAATAGCAGTGCCTTCTCAAAATGTTGAAGTAGATCCTAGATCTAAATCAACTGCTGATGGTGCTTTTAACGGAATTCCTACAGGTGATAAGGAAAAAGTTAGAGGAACTAGAAGAATGTTAGCTGAAAAGAAAAAAATAGCTACTTGGTACTAACTTATGTGGTTTTCAGCAATTAAATTAGCTGTTTCTGCTGGTAGTAAAATTTATGCTAACCGTCAGAAGACGAAGATGGCAATGTCTGATGCACAATTAATGCATGCAGAAAAAATGGCTCGTGGTGAGGAATCTTACCAAGGTAAATTGTTAGAAGCTAGGCAATCCGACTGGAAAGACGAGGCCGTCCTTATAATATTGTCAACTCCAATAGCTGTTCTAGCCTGGGCAGTGATATCGGACGACCCAACTGCGATGGACAAGGTAAAATTGTTTTTTGAGATGTTCTCAGAACTTCCGAAATGGTTTACAAATTTATGGATACTTGTAGTTGCGAGTATTTATGGTATAAAAGGAACACAAATATTTAAAGGAGCAAAAAATGGTAAATAAATACGTAGGAGCTGCAAAAAATCTGGTAAATAAATTAACACCAAGATCTAAAAAAGTTGCGCCAACAATTACACAACCTAGACAACTTAAAACTACAATGAAAAAAATTAAGTCCAAATATAATCAATTTGGAGGTGAAAAAGCTAAAACTGCAGCAGATAGAGCTAACATTGTTAGAAGAAGAGAATCTATTAAAAGAATGGACAAGGTAGATAAACTTCAAGAAAAAAGAAAAGAAGGTATTAAAGCTTCTAAAGAAGTTAAAAAAATGAAAGATACTGGAAAAGCACACACTATATACGGAAGAACATTTCACAAAAGCGTAAATGAGAAAAAATAATGCCAAATAGATTATATAGCAAAATAGCAAATAGTAGAATGCCTTTTAAAACAGGGGGACCTACGGGTAAAAAATTTCCTGATTTATCTGGTGATGGTAAAATTACTAAAAAAGATATTTTAATGGCAAGAGGTGTAATTAAAAGTGTTAAACCAACTCTTGGATTAAAAAAGAAAAAAGAATTTTTAAAAAAAGTAAAAAATAAAAAGAAAGGACAAAAATAATGTTTTTTAAAAAAAAAGTTAAAAAAACAAAACAGCCTAAAAATAAATCTATTAAAGAAAAGATTATGCCAAAGAAAAAAATGGATAGATTAAAACAATTAAGAGAGCAATTAAAGTAATGTTAAATTGGATTAAAAAATTATTAAATTTTAATAAAAAACTTCCTATAAGTTGTATTGTTAAAAAAGTAATTAAATCTGGACATTGTAATAATCATTCTAAATATAAACATAGATGTCCTGATTGTGTAGGAGTAGTTAATGGCTAAACTTTGTCCAAAAGGAAAAGCAGCAGCGAAGAGAAAATTCGATGTTTATCCTTCGGCGTACGCAAACATGTATGCATCTAAAGTTTGTAAAGGAAAAGTAAAAGCTAAAGATGGTGGATTCATCGCTAGAGGTTGTGGCAAAGTAATGTCCAACAAACGTAAAAAAACTAGAATGGTCTAATGGGCGATTTAAAAAAATGGGTGGATCAAAAATGGGTAGATATTGGAGCACCAAAGAAGGATGGAAAATATCAACCTTGTGGAAGA